TCCACACTCGAAGCTTTTCCAAGTGCTTTTATTTGCTGCATGTTTATAGCCATTCGAGACAATTCGTTATCCCCACCGCCTGTAGCTGCAATAGCATTAGCAAGTGCTAATGTGTCTTGCCTAGCTTCTTTAGCACTTACCCCTGCGGATATGAGAGCTTTGTTTACAAGTAAGAGTGGTTGTAACTCAAAAGGAGTTTTAGCTGCATCCTGAGCAACATTCGCAAAAACTGCGTCAGCTTCTTTTTTACTTTTAAGTAAGGTTTCTAAACCTAATCTAGCCCGTTCAAATTCTGCTTCTATTTTTGCCCCGTAGATTAAAGGGCTTAGCATAGATACTCCGATAGCTACAGTAGCGAGTCCTGCTTGTAGACCCCCCATAGCTTTTTGAATCCTATCGGACATACTGTCTGCCATGCCTGATAAGCCTCCCATTTTTTTAGAGATAGTATCTGCTGTCTGACTAAAGAAGTCATGCAACGTAAACGCTAACCCAAAGCCTATACCATCGTTACTGTAGCTACCAAACATATCTATTAACTATTAATTTGCTTTTCTCTGTCTTTCTGCTCGTCTAATAACTGTAGCAGTTTATCTCTTAACGAGTAAGAAACATTAGTAAATTCTTCTATGCCCCCTCTAAAAGCACCTGAGTAGGCTAAGGAGAAATAGTCCTCTATCAGACTACCCCCCCTGGGAAGAAAAAACTTATAGTGTTAAGAATATCCACTACAACCTCTTCACCTTCTATAAAAGGGTTTTCAATGATTGTCTCTGAATCTATAATACCCTCGCATTCTTTTATTGATTTCCTTACTAAAGCCAAATCGCTAGGTGAGTAATTGTGATGCCTTGAATCAATCCACTGCACTGAATTATCCAATTCGTGTTTCTCTTTCAAAAACCTCATTGAAAGTAACGTACCTGCGGATGCTTCTGTTTTCTTTGTCTTTGCTGCCAATATCTCACCGTAACCGTCAAGTAGGGTATACCTCACAGTGTTGCCAAGTTTTGGCAATTCTACTTCTACCTCCTTTAAACAGCTAACATTTGAACTGAGTCTCTTAGTCAGTAGCTCGTATGAGTCCATTGCATCAAAATGTAGATTTTTGTAAGGCTTCTCGGGTAATCCGTTAATCACATTACCCTCTACATCTGTATGTGTAAGGTTTCTAGTAAATTCAACGGTCTGTTTCTGCCCGTTTTTAGGGTTTTTAAAATCATAGGTAAATTCAAACTCTGGGTTAAAGTCATTAGAGAAACTTCTCAGTTCCAAAAGTGCCTTTTTTCTATCCGCACTTAACATTCGGTTAAAAAACGCTTCGTCAGGCTTAGAAGTTGCCCCCACGTAATCTGTAACATCAGCGAGTACCAAAGAAACTTTCTCAGGGAACGTTAAATGTGAGTTTTTAGTAAGTATCTCTTGATGATACCCTGTTAAAGGCTTGACTTGCATTTCAAACCCTGTTAGTAATTTAAATCGGTGCTTATCCATTGTGTGTTATCTTAGTTTATTTTATACAAATATACTTAAAATCAGGCAAATAGCATAAAAAAAGACCGCCTATTTAAGACGGTCTCCCAAAATGTGAATAGGATTGCACAGTTACCTAAGATAACATTTATCCACACTAAGCTCTATGATTTCTTTGCTGTTCTCCTCTTTTTGTAGCCTGTCAAAGTCTGGCCTACTGTATTTTGTAGGGAAACAGCCTTCTAAAATGTGCCTATCTAGTACAATAGTACCCGTAGTATCCATTTCTTTAAGTACAATGTTTCTCTTTACAAAAGCAGGTAAAGCCCCTCCCCCTGTAACCATATTCTGAGTTAATCCCATCCATACAGAAGCCCAAGTGTCTTTTGCATCCGAGGGTTTTAACTTTTCAATAACACATGTACCAGTAGTAACCATTCCAGGTGTCTTAATAGTAGTGTTACCTTCACCATGCTCAGTTACTCCGATAGTAATTTCGGGGAACTTAACCTTCTGTACTGCGAATTGTTCCACTCCGTCTATCTCGACTAAGAATTGGAACGTTTTTCTTGGATTTGCGTAATTTGCCATATTTTTCTAATTAACCTACTAGTTCGTAATCTACATCACTGTTAGTAACTATCACTTTTATTTCTACCTCTCTCATACCTGGTACAGGCTTAATATAGAGCCTAAAAATATAAATACCTTGGTCTCTAGTTATTGCAGTGTTCACCGTGGCCTGAGATATATTCTCAGCATCTTGATCGCCCACATACTTCCAACCATATAAGCCCCTATTGTTTTGTACATAGTTCATCAAAGTTTCTACTTTTCTGTAGATTGCCTTCCATGTAACCAAGTCGTTAGGGTCAAACATTTTAGATTTAGCAAGTGGTATTACTGTTCTATACAAGTATACCAAAAGTTCTGCGATGTTAGCACTTCTGAGTAGTGTGTCGCCCCCTAAAGTAACGTTATCCCAAAGAACTAGGCCGTAGGTTCTGTCTTTGATTACCGCATTGATACCATTAGCACTTAATTGACCCCATAGGGCTGTACGTGCAGGAACACCAAAATTAACTACTACGTCTAAAGCATTTTTAATAAGCCCTCTAATCGGACCGCCTAAAGAGAACCAAGGGAACGTACTATTATCCTTCAAAGTAGCTATATAGGCGATGTCTCCCAGTTCAGTTATGTTTTTACGTACACCTGTTACAGGATCAGTAATAACCAAACCACCAGTAAACATCATTGAACGCCAAGAATTTACGGGACTGTGAGAGTACGCCCCTGTGCCTTTTCTATAATCTAATGCACCTTGACCGCTTACACCTACTGGAGTTCTAAGTAAGGCCATCATGTCTTTACGCATGTCTACATAAGACGATAAAGCAATATCTACCAACGGGTCTGCCAGTTCTGGTATAGCAATTTTAACAGCCTCAGTATAACCGTCAAAAATATGTAAGCCTGTACCTGCTGAACTATCACCTATGTAATCAACCTCCCTAATTAACGTTTTATCCTCCGCACCTCCAGTAAATGTAGTGCTAGTAAATGCAGATAACGTAGTAAGAGTGTTGATTTTTACCAATGGTAATAAGGCATTGTAACTAGCTATCTCAGTTGCAGTAGGGGTAGCAGGTACATCAAACAGAGTATAAGAAACTCTGTCATTACCTACAAGCGAGAAAGTCAAATCATACTTATTAGCTATACCACTTACCGCATTTACCGCAGACATTCGTAGCTTATTACCCCAAGCCCCAATAGTTGAAGCCTCAGCAGTAATCGATACTGGAGACTGAGCTGTTACACCTGTTGCGAATGAAGTTGCAGTATAAGTAATAGCCCCTACTACCTCACACATGAAAGCATACCCATTAGGAGTCGCACCTGTACCAATAGGGGCCCTGACAGTTACTACCCCTGCTACGTTGGTTGCAGTGTAGCCTGTACCACTTGCAGTAATTGCAGTAACTATCTTAGCAGCTAAAGTAGTTACCGTCTCTGATGCTCCCGTAGTTGCTGAGCCTATGAATACAGGTAATCCCCCTGCCCCCAACACCAAAATATTGATTCTATCACCGACTGCACCTACAGCAGTAACAGTTATAGTGCCTGATGCCCTTACTTCTACTACAGGAGTGGCTACTACTTTTGAGGCTATTGCCTTTGTGCCTACAATTGAGGCTTTACTAGTTATGTTATCATAATGAACAGTCCTACCTACTAGGAGTACTGCCCCCCCGTCTAATGCCCTCTTGCAGAGTAAAGGAAATTGGCTGTTATCTAAATAACCCCCGAAATTATCTACGAACTCAGACCAAGAAGATATAAGTAAAGGCTTATCAATAGGCCCGTACTCAGTTATACCAAAAAAAGCAACTACCCCCTCGACACCTGAGCTTGGGAGAGTACTTGCATCTACTATTTCTAAATCTACTACGGGTGCTCCCATTTTCTAAAATTTTTTGTTTCTAAACATAATCCAAAGATACTTAAACAGATACGAATTATCAATAGGCTACTTAAATATTATTACCCACCTCAATAGTAGGATTAATAACTGTAAGTTTAGGTAATCCTGCCTCTATGATTCTAAACTCGGTAGGCCATACGTCTTTTAAGGTGTACATACCAACAAATTCCTTAAAATCTTCTGAGTTAGGCTCCGCTTTCCCTCTGTACATAGCCAAACATTTACCCCCCGTTAATGTCAAATCATCTGCTAACATAGGTACATACCTAAGCGTACCAAATATGTTAAATAGCAAACTTCTGAGGGTTCTATACACCTTTAAATTAGCTGTTACAATACGTACCGTAAAATCTACATCAACTGGAGCATCTGGTAACTGTACTTTGTTGAAAGTGTCGGTAGTAGCTGCTTCTAAAAATGCACAGTTAAAAGAGCCAAAAGAGCCATCTGATATATTCAGAGACTCAATACTGAAATAGCTGCCTGTTTTGGTGTATTTATACTCGCCAATAGTATTGCCCTTTATGTAAACTACTTCCATACCTGTTAAAGCTAAAGAGGTATTCAAAGCATCCATAGCAGACTCATAGGCTAATACAGTAGTATAAGCAGTTATATCTACTGTCAGCCCTGCTTCTATTAAGGCTAATCGTATGTTCTCAACTACGCTTTTTTCTATTTTCTCGAATACGTCCATTATCTTTTGGATTTAAGTAATTGTTTAGCAATCGTAGCAGGATTAGCAGAAGCTCTCCAATACTTAGTAGTTTCTACTAATGTAGGAGCCCACAGAGGTCTAGCAGACATGTTACTGTTACCGAACTCTAGTATTCTAGCAATATCAGCAACGTACAGACCTCCACCATAAGAAACTGTTTTCTTAACCCCTACAAAAGCCTTACCATTGCTGTAAAAACTAGTAATACTCTGAAAATAAGTAGAGCTATCTACATAAGTCTTAGTAGATACACCCCTACGTCTTTTACTCGCTAATGTAGCAGGTCTTAAAGGTTTCCATCCTAAATCTTGATTGGCTATATGTTTCTTGGCCTTACCCTCCGCATATAAACCTACCCTCATTAGACTCGTCTCAGCAGCTTTTTTTAAAACTTCTTCTAGCTGTGTGGTCAATATTTCAGCTTTGCCCCAATCTCCTACTTTTTTAATCATTCTTGTAGCTTAAAGTATAACTAACTAAAATATACCCTTTTGGAGTTAGTCCGATATTATCAGGATTAGCAGTAATATTATAACGTACTCCATGTATCAGAAAATGGTCTTTGACAGGATCAATGATGCTTAATCTATCCTGAGTGAGTCCTGCTCCTTCTAATACGCTAAAGTCGAAACTAACCACAATATCCCGTTCTATCTGTGTACCGTCTATTGATACTTTATTATCAGTAGAATTAGTATCCGGTTCAATATAGCCTACCAACGAAACGTCTGTAAACTGTTTGGGATTTTCCCCGAACCTATCCAGAGTATCTACGTGTTTTCTCAGAACTATTTGAGCCTCTTTAAACAATGTGAAAGTAGTATCTCTTAACGCTGTGTAAATTTCTTCCCAGTCTTCGGGAGTTAACAGGTCTTCGGCCATTCTACTACTCTAAAAGGTATTTCCACATCTACTGCTGCAATCCCCAATACTGATAAAGAGCAAGGGTATTTTTGAGCCTTGGCATAAGCAGCCGTTTTAAAGAAATTTAACATATCCTCAAAACTTACACTGAACCCCATGCCTGACTCCGATACGGCAAACTCTGTTTCTACTGAACCTGCCTTGGCTCTTTTTACGTATTTTCCAGAGCCTCCTTTTTTAGCCATTTCCATAGCCAGTTGATTAAGGATTGCTATGCATACCATATTAGCAATTAAACTACGTTCGTCAAAATCATACAGACTTTCGTCTTCTACGTCTACTTTGGCTAAACAGTCTTTTAAAGCGTACATGTATTGACGTACCCAAAAACTTATTTTTTCATCATCAGTGGTAGCATCTAAGAATGTAAGCATTCCTAGTACCATTTGTTTTATTGTCTCCATATACCTATAAATAAGTAGAGCCTTGAATTACCAAGGCTCTATTAATACATCTACACACACTCTGTTTATTTAACTAAACTTTTAAGTACTTCTTCCTCTGTTGCTACCTTAGCAGTAAGTTCTTCAACTGCTTTAAGTTGTATAGCTACAGATGCCTCAGCCTCAGCGATTTTAACATCGCCTTTAGGTAGTTTCTTTAACTCCTCCTGTTCAGCAGCAAGTAACTTAGAAGCTTCGTCAAGAAAGGATTTAAGAGAAACTATTTTAGCTTCTTGCTCTGCCTGTTCTTTGTTTTTTACGTCCTTTTCTACTACTTCTACCAACACCCCTGCTGCTATAGCTGAAGTGATGGCCTTACTTACAGGAACAGTTACTACATTACCATTCTTAATGTAGATACCTGCCTCAAGGCTTCGGTAGACCGTTGTAGGGTCTACCAGTTTTACTGCGATTTCAGTTTTTGCCATTATATAGTCTTTACAATCCTTGAACTAAATTACCAATTACTTATAGATTTCTTGCTCTATAGTGTTTACATCAAAGATTCCATTGAATCCTGCTGTTGAATCACGTAGCATCAACAATCTCGCATCTCTGAACAAAGTTGCGTAACCCGTAAACATTGACACATAAGATTTTTGAATTTGCTTACTTGCAATTCTTTCTGAGTCTACCGTCAAAGCATTAAGATTCAATTTAATCAACGCAGAGCTCTTATCAATGAACAACATTGCATCAGGGTCAGTGATAGAACCGTGAATCATTAAATCTTGACTCTTAGGGATTGGAGTCTTCATGTTGAAGTTACCCAAAGTTGTACCCCCTGCAAAACCTTTGAACTCAGGTAGCATTAAGGTATCAATTGCCAAATCTTCACCAGTGATAATTCCAGAAGGAGTTCTGCCAATTCTTGACATTCTCACCCAAGCTTTTAACATATCTCTGTAAGCCAGAGTACCCGAAGCTGCAACACCTACGGTAGTGATTGCATCGCTACCATCTACTTGATCGCCAGAGATAAGTGTGTTGATTGCGTCTGTATCTTGTGCAGTTGCCATTTTCACACCTAAATCCTGCAAGAAAACGCTCAACACGTCCAAGTTAGAGAATGAGATTACTTCATCACTGATAGACAATCCTAAACCAACTTTACGAATTTTTACAGATTTTTGTGAGAAACTCAACTCACCTACTGGAATTGACTCAGCCTCGTTAAGTCTTTTAGGCATAGCCTCAGACATGTTAACAGAGGGCATAAAGTACAATTGCTGAGACACTGACTGTTCAGCAGCAATCAAACTTGGGTAAATAGGGGCTCTTCTTAAACCTGTACGGATTGCATCACGGAAAATTTCGGGAATAATCCAATTGTAACCATCTGGAAACATTGACATAGTCTGCAAATGTGCGATACTATGTTGCTGACTGTCTACCCCTAAGAAACTTAAGAAGTCCCTGCCCATAGAACCATCCTCATTGTGAGCAAAGCCGTATTTGGCCCTCATAAACTCACCCATAGTAATATCCTTACCTGCGGTTGATTTACTTGCTTTTCTCAAAGAGTCCAAAGTCTTCACATTCTGAGGCATATCGTTTAGGATAGCTGCCTTTAATGAGTCCACTTGCTCTCTCTTAACTTCCTCAGCTACCGTCTTATCCGACGTGAACTCAAACACATCACCTTTTAGTGATGCTAATCTTTCTACTGCTTTATCTACTGTTGATTCCATTTTTAAGATTTAGATTTTAGTCAATAATACTTCAATTTCCGTAGTAGTTGCCCCTCCAATCAAAGCAACACCCGAAGCATTACCGTTTGCAGTAGTTGCAACAAAAGTAGTGAGTTTGTTAGTAGCATCATAACCGTTAGCGTCTACCACACCGCCCACAGCAACTGTACCTGATGCAATGCCTCTTACAATAGCAGAACCTACTAGATGTACTGTAACTGAGTCCCCTGCGGTCTTGTTACCTGCGGTTACTACACCAAGTACTACATCTGTAGCGGCCGCGGTTACGGCTACTTTGCCTGTACTTAAAAGCTTTACGATTGTACCGTTGTCCAAGACAGCATCGCATACGAAGCTCCTTGAAACTTTGCCCTGATCGGCAATGACTACCACTTTGTTCTTTCTGGTAGATGTTAATGTGTTAATTGCAGGCATACTAATTATTTTTTAGTGTTTCTTGAAAATTCGTCTAATATGTAGTTTAGATTTCTTTTAGCCAGAGGAACTACATTACCTTTAGCGTTGCTGTTACCGTTATTACCAGTAGTATCTACAGAACTTCTGAAACTTACGTTATGACTAGAACAGTCTAAGCATGTCCCTGTAAACTTCTCAGTTGCAGACTTACCGTAAGTACCTAGGAATCCTTCTAACGCTGCTACATCTGCTTTCTTAAAAGTCTCTAGTACTGCTTCGTTAGGAGTTTCTACAGAAAGTTTGTAAAGTCTCTCAACTTCACTACGTTTTGCATCAATTGATTTTTGGCCTTCTATTACGAATGCCTCATTGCCTGCAATAGTGCTTTTTAAAGTGGTTACTTCGTTTTTAACCGCCTCCAAATCACCAGTAAGAGTTACTAAAGCAGTAGAGTCATTTTTCAACTTTACCAAATCCTCAGTAGCTACAATTTCTTTACCTGTGTCCAGCTTAGTAAACTTGGCCAACAGAGAATCGTCTATGTCCCCCAAGTTGGCTACTCCGAAAAACGATAAAAGTTTCTCTGTTCTATCCATTTTATTATTTAAATTGTTATCTACTAACTTATTGCGTAAAGATAATATAAATTCATTATCCAAACTAGAGTGGCTAATGAATTTTTTATTCTGATTGTACAGGTCTTTAACTTGCTCAGTTTCTTGGTCTAATCTCGAGAATTTAGCCAGTTGTACCGCATACTGAAAATCAGGTTTAATGAGTTTACCCTCACTGTCCAGTTTCTTGGCAAATGGGTCAGCCCCTTTGAAAACTATACTAGTTTCATAAATGTCTACAATCTCAGTGGCTGCACGGGTGTACATAACACCTTTATCATCGTACTGACCTACACAGATCGGAAGAGCGT